GGCGTTCTCCTGCCAGATCAGGCGTGATGAAGACGATGTGGAAATCTATCACTGCTACACGGCAAGTCAGTTTTTTGTGATTCGCGAGGACAAGATTTTCCGCAGCGGGACGAACGGCAATGGTGCGGTTCCGGTCATTGAGTACCCGAACAACATGCGCAGACTGTCCGACATCGAGATCACGATTGCGATTACCGACGCAATCAACGTGATGGCATCTGACCGCGCCAATGGCATTGAGCAATTCGTCGCGTCATGGGTCAAGTTCGTCAACTGTGAGATTGATTCTGCGCAGTTCGAGAAGATGCGGCAGGAAGGTGCGCTGGTCGTCAAGTCCAATACCCGCGTCGAGAACCAGAAAGCGGACGTGGACATCCTGACGAGCGAGTTAAACCAGTCCGAGACGCAGGTAATGGTCAACGACTCTCTGGAAAAATTACTCGTGATTCAAGGTCTTGCAGACAGGCAGGCCAACACAGGCGGCGACACGCAAGGCGCGGTCACGCTTCGCAACGGGTTCTACTCGATGGAGAAGCGGTCAGAAATTGCGGAGCCTGTATTCATCCGGGCAGAGCGCATGGCGCTGCGCGTTATCCTCAATAGGCTGCGCGTGACGCATGGGTTCAAACTCATGCCGTCCGATGTCGAAATCAAGATCAGCAGGACGAAGAGCGACAACATGCAGGTCAAAGCACAGGTGTTGCAGATGCTTCTGTCGGCTGGAATCAAGTACGAGCGTGCGATTAAGACAGTCGGACTGTTCAGCGATCCTGAGCAGGTGGCGGTTGAGAGCCGTAAGCGAATGGAGATCCTGTACCCGGAAGAAGAGAAACAGCCGCAGGAAATCATTCAGCCGACTGAGGAAATCGTTGTAGGTGAAGGATCGGGTGTCGAGTAATCGACGCCCGTTTTTCAAATAAACCCAATTTTGCAAAGCTGTGAGCGCAAATCAGCACATCTGGGTGCGGAGCGAACCGTGTTAAAAAAGTGTGCCAGATGGGAAAGGAAAAGGAATGACGAGGGAACAGGCAAAACAGAAACTTATTGACCTTGGGATCGGAGAGCCTACGGAAGAGCAGGTAACAAAATACCTTGATTCCGTATCGGCGGAAACGAAGTCCGAGAAGGAGCGTGCGGACAGGTACAAGAAACGCGCCAGCGAGGCAGACGACTTGCAGAAGCAGCTTGATGAGCGAGATTCCGCCAACATGTCCGAGATCGAAAAGGTCAACAAGGCTCTGGAAACCGCAAACAACCAGATTGCCGAGCAGCAGAAAGCCATGCAGAAGATGCAGCTGATGGCTGACCTTGCATCGAAAGGCATCACGGGAGAGGACGCCGAGAAGCTGTTCAAGGAAGACGGTGCTCTGGACGTTGAGGTGCTTGGGAAAATTCTTTCCGAAAGAGAGACTTCGGCAGCAGCAGCGAAGGAGAAGGAACTTCTTGATAAGACTCCGAATCCTGACGGCGGCTCCGGGAGCGGCAACGATGGCAAGACGGATGCCGAAAGACTTGTTGAAAAAATCTTGCCGAGCGGAAAGCAGGACAATAGCATCCTGCAAAACTACATTTAAGGAGGTAAACAAAGATGTCCAACATGATCTACAAGGAAACAGAGTACACGGGCGATGTTGAAATCTTAAAGCGCCCGCCCTTCGAGGGAATTGCCATCACTCTGGACTTTTCTGGCGTGAGCGCCGATGAAGATGGCAAGAAGATCGTTAAGGCTGGTTCCCCCATCAGCGCAGAGGGCGTTGTAGCGAACACCGCGTCTGCCATCGGGATCCTGCTCCATGACGTTGACGAGTTCCGCCCGCAGGGCACGATTCTGAAAAAGGCATATATCAACACCGCCGTCGCGCAGGATCACTCTGGCGTCACGATTGCTGATGCCGTCAAGACTGCGCTGCCGATGATCGTTTTTGAGTGATAACAGGAGGTGAACAACAATGCTGACAAAAGATGTAATTGATTCCAGAGCCATTGCGGTTGCCGCCACTCACGATGCGAGCAACGATATTCCGTATCTTGGCTTACAGTTTTTCCCGGAACAGAAGAAGATGGGTCTTGACCTCAAATGGATCAAGACGCATCAGGGTCTTCCGGTCACTCTGAAACCGTCCAATTTCGATGCGATTCCGGTTCTGCGCGCAAGGGAAGGTCTCAAGACCGAGCAGACCCAGATGGCGTTCTTCCGCGAGTCCATGCACATCAAGGAAGAGGACGAGCAGGAGATCATGCGCATTAACGAAATGAATGACCCGTACCTTGCGGCGGTTCTTCGTAGCATCTACGGCGACACGAACACTCTGGTGCGCGGTGCCGAGGTTGTCCCGGAGATCATGCGTATGCAGCTGCTTACCGGGCAGAACATCGTGCTTGAGTCTGATGGCGTGAACTACACATACGACTATGATGTTGATGGGGTGTGGCACGCAAACAACTTTGCTGAACTGTCCGGCACTTCCGCTTGGTCAGCCGCAACTGCTACGCCGATTGCCGATCTGCTTAGGGCGAAGAAGGTTCTTGCAAAGAAGGGCGTGAGCGCGGCATACGTCCTGATGAACAGCACGACATTCGGATACCTTATCACGAATGCAGAAGTTCGCAACAACATCCTTGCTCAGAACCTCACGGCGAACATCACGATTAGCGATGAGGACATCAAGAATGTCATTCGTAATCGCACCGGGCTTACGGTACTTGTCTATGACAAGATGTACACGGACTATGCTGGAGGCGAAGTTGGCTTCTATCCTGACGATTACGTAACACTTCTTCCTGCCGGCAAACTCGGCAACACGTGGTTTGGCACGACACCGGAAGAGCGCACGGCACGTCAGGTGGAAGATGTCGACGTGACCATGTATGGCACAGGCATCGCAATTGCAGTCAAAGTGGAGTACGGTCCCCCGGCAAAGACCCTTACCACGGCTTCCGAGATTGTCCTTCCGTCCTTCGAGGGCATGGACAGCATCTACGTCTACGCTGTCAACGAAACACAGGATGAGCCGTAATCTGGGAGGTGCCGCATGAAGTACCCACACACAGTAAAGCATGACGGCGTATGGTATCCCGCTGGTGCGGAAGTGCCAGTGGGGATGCCCAAGTCCGTTGAGACAAAGGCGCCACAGCCTGTTGAGGTTGAAGAGGAGCCGCAGACCCCCACCCGGACGGAGATTACTCGTCTGAATCGGAGCGAAGCGGCAAAGATGGCGTCCGAGCACGGCATTGCTGTCAACGACGAAATGACCGCGCGGGAGATCAAAGAAGAGCTTGTTAAGAAACTTGGACTTTGAGGTATAAGACATGACTTACGCAAACGAAGCGGAACTTGTTGAAGCGATTTACGACGAACTGTATACCGAATTAAGCAGTGAGCCTCTTTTTGACGAGGAAACTTCGAGCGTAGTCCTTATGCAGAAAGTGCAGGAGGCTCTTAGAGAGCTTAAACGGCGTCGGTGCTACAAGAACACATCCATGTCGGAAGAAGCGATTCTTGAAGACTTGGAGGAACACTACACGACCATTAAGCGCGCCGCACTGGTGTGGTTCAACAGGATCGGGTCTGAGGGCGAGACGGTTCATTACGAGAACACGGTGCACAGGTCATTCGTGTACGACGATGAATTGTTCTCTGGCGTAATTGCTTTTGTGAAGGTGATTTGACATGAGACAGATGTGGAAGAACCGACAGAAAATGTATTACGCCTTGCCCAGCGGCGAACAGCAGCCTGTTTATGAGCGTGACGACGATGGAAACATTATCTACACGACCATAGACGGCGATGAGGTGCCAAAGGAAACAGGTCGATGGGAGACCCCGTATGCAGATCCCGTGAAGTTCTATGGCAACATAAACTCCGGGAACACTGGTTACGCTATTGCCAGAGCATATGGTATTTCTTCCGGGAACTTTGACGCGGTGTTGTGCATGAGAAAAGGGGAAGTTCCTCTTGATGTTACATCGCTGATTTGGTACGACAAGGAACCCGTATACCGGAAGGACGGCAGCGTTGATCCGGGATCGGCAAATTACTCTGTTCGCCGCGTGCCGCCGTGCCTTGACGAGATTATTTACCTGTTACGCAAGGTGGATAGCAATGACGACGACGATCAAGATTGACCTATTCAACAAGGACTCTATTCGACAAGCCAAGAAAGAGCTGAAAACCTACAAGAAGGATCTTCAAAACAAGTGCAAAGCATTTGTAGAAGAATTGGCTAATATTGGCTTGAACGTGGCGATGATGACGTTGGCGCATGATGGCGTTGGAGACGCTCCAAGAGGTGCGAGTTTTGCAATCAAAGTAAACCAAAAAGGTCAACTAACACAAGGAATCCTCGAAGTAACTGGTGAAGGAATCCTATTTTGGGAGTTCGGCGCTGGCTTTTACTTCAATGCTGGTGGCGATAACCCATACTCCGGGAAATTTGGCATGGGAGCCGGGACATATCCGGGACAAACACACGTACCAGAACCGGGGTTTTGGTATTACAGAGACGAGCAGAACGATGCCGTAAGGTCATATGGTACAGAAGCGACGATGCCTATGTACAAAGCGACAATGGAAATGATCCAGCGCGTGAATGGACTGGCAAAACAAGTATTTGGTGTTTAGTAGGCACATGTCGTGAGACAGCAGTAAGTCCTACCCTTTGAGGTGGGCATATGGTTATTCGAACAAATGACGGAAGGTTCGCAAGTGGAAGTGGAAGAATTGATATCACGGGGAAACGATTTGGAAAACTTGTTGTATCGGAATATGCTTTTACAAAGCAAAAGCGAACTTATTGGAAATGCATATGTGATTGTGGAACCATAAAAACTATAAGAGGTGATTGTCTATCCAGAATATGTTCTTGTGGGTGCGAAAAGCGAAAGCAAGACATAAGGAATCTTGATATTACCAACAACCATAAGATGTCAAAACATTTGGCATTCAACACATGGCTGGGAATGATTGACAGGTGCAAGGATAAAGGCAATCCCCATTATAAAGACTATGGTGGGAGAGGAATTACGGTTTGCGAAGAGTGGAACGATGTCAGAAACTTTTGCAAATGGGCTGACGAAAACGGCTACAGACAAGGGTTGACAATCGAACGAATCGACGTAAACGGGAATTACGATCCAAGCAATTGCAAGTTGATACCAATGAGAGAGCAAGCATTAAATCGCCGTGATTCAGTTTATGTTTTCTGCGGTGGACGAAAAGTCTATTTGGCACGAGAGGCATATGAACTAGGAATTGATTACTCAAAGGTAAAGAACCGTTATAAGCGTGGCATAAGAGATTATGAAACATTGTTTTATGACGGGAACTTGAAAGACAGATACAAGTGGGGATGAACATGGATAACGAAAGATGGTATGAGGAGCTTGAATCGAATATCTTTACGCTTGTGAGTCACCGCATCAGAAAGGCGTTGATTGGCAAGGTATCGAAAACGATCAAGTTCACTACAGAAGGTCAATCGGATGCCGTGCCATACTTTCCGACGTGCTACATTCACGAGCTTACGCCAGCGGAGTCCGGGAACGACCTTGAAGGAAGAACGATCAACGCGGTAATCGAAACCATTGAGGTTATCGTGTACGCCGACAGCAAGTCGGACTGTAAGACGATCACCGACGAGGCGGTTTTCCAGATGAAGCGGTTGCGGTTCAGTGTGACGGCTATGCCGATCATCACAGAAGATGGTCGTGTCAGCAGTGGTGTGTGTAGGTTCCGTCGTGTTATTGGAGCAGACGACAAAGATTTGACGGAAATGCAGTAACATTGATGTTTACTTATTGCGCAACATACCTTATAATATAATCGTAAGGAGAAAAGCGCATGAGTAAAGTTGATGATTTAACTGGAAAACGGTTCGGTAGACTAACAGTTATCGAGCGAGCGGGACTGCATGTTACAAGTGGCGGACAAAGAAAAACCCTTTGGAAGTGTCGATGTGAATGCGGTAACGAAATCGTAACAAATGCACAAAGGTTAAAGCGTGGAGAGACAACATCTTGCGGATGCTATAAAAGGCAGAAAACAAGCGAAATGAAGCTCCGCGATTTGACGGGAAAGCGGTTTGGAAGACTTACTGTTATATGCCGAGCAGAAAGCAACACGATTTCTACCAGATGGAAGTGCAAATGCGATTGCGGTAATGAGTGCACTGTCTTAGCAGGGAACTTGGTTAAAGGACATACAACATCATGCGGATGTTACAGAAATGAAATTCGCGGGATAAAGCATGGACTCAAGCATGACAGAATATATGTTGTCTGGGAGAAGCTGAAATCCAGATGTTGTAACCCGAATAATCCGAGTTATGAAAGATACGGCGGTCGAGGCATAACGATCTGTGACGAGTGGAAAGACAATCCAGACGTGTTTGCTCAATGGGCTTACGAGAACGGCTATCGAGAAGATGCATCTTATGGTGAGTGTACAGTTGAAAGGATAGACAACAACAAAGGATATTCGCCAGAGAATTGCAGATTCGCGAATGAGAAGGAGCAAGCCAATAATCGGCGATCTAATCGTTTGATAACGCACGATGGTGAGACTAAGACACTTGCGCAGTGGCGAGACTTCTTTGGCATGACGCAATCAAAAGCGTATTACCATTTGGTTGAAAAAGGACGAACGATTCAAGAATTATTGGACAAAGGCATTATTTAACAACAATGCTTTTAAACTACAAACAAAGCAGCCGAAAGGCTGCTAATTTTTTACCCCAAAAATGTGGGAGAAAGGTGGTAGCTATGGCAGCAGCGGGTGAATGGTCGTAACGCGATAAATGCTTAGTTACGATTACGCCGTCTGTGGTGAAGTCGGAAATAATCACAGATAATTAGCGCGGTATTAAGCGGGGAAGCGGTTTGCAACCGTAATCCGAACCGAAGGTCATGCTGAGCATGGTCAGGGGCAACGACTAGATTCTGAAAAGATATAATGAATCCACGAGACCGCGCCGCCCTCCGACATTTGGCGAATAGATAGTCTGGACAATACTGTAATGGTATTGAAGCGTGGATAAAGAGCCACGCGATAACACACGGTATCCACACTTGGTATTCTTTTCGGCTACGCGGCTGGGACATACAGCACGAAGCCGGATACTTTTACGCTTCTTACTAGGATTAACGCAATCGGCGGCATCGCTCTGGAGACGGAGCAGATTGATGCGTCAGCACTTGAAGATTAACGACTAATAGTGGAACAAATGCATAGCTATTAGAAAGTCGTCCGTCGCGAACCCATCAGGTAGCGACGGATTATTACTGCGGTATTAAGCTGGAAAACCGTTTGCAACGGCAATCAGAACCGAAGGCTGTGGGAACCACAGTCAGGGGCAACGCATAGGCGGTGAAAAGATATAATCCGCCCACGAGACCGCAGCATCAGATGGGAGCCATATGGCTGATGAAAAGATATGCTGAACTGCATTGTAATGATGCAGAAGCAAGGATAAAAAGCCTTGCGATAACAGAGTGTTAGTTACCCGTTATGTAGCAGGTCGTGCTGACTCTGGCGGCACGTTCCCGGTCACGGTCAACGTTACCGACGAAACCATTGCGGAGTGGGAAGCGGTATTCACGCTGTCCGCTACGCAGGTTGCAGCGGGCAACACGATTTGGTTTGAGGTGTATCACCCGAACCTTGCAAAGGCATTCTACATCTGCGCAGAGACGCCGCAGAAGTTCCCGATGCCTGAAATGTCCCAGAACTCCCTTGAGACTGTTGAGATCAACCTGATCATCAACGAGTACAAGGGTCTGGACACCAAGATTCAGCCGACGGCATAAACACGTAGGAGTTTGGGGGCGCCGAAGCGCCCCCTTCCCTATATCAGGGGAAAAAGGGAAGGAGAATTCACATGAACAGATTCACGATTAACGGCGTGGTGTACAACGCACCGAAGTTTGACTTCAACACCGTTTGCGATTTTGAAGAGGCGGGCATTTCGCTCACAGAGGCGAGAAAAAAGCCCACGTCTATGATTCGCGCTTACTTTGCGCTCCTGTTTGATGGCGACAAAGACGCCGCAGGTAAAGAACTTGAGAAGCACATGATTGCCGGGGGTTCTTTCGAGGAGCTTACGAACGCGATGATTAAGGAGATGAACGACTCTGATTTTTTTCGCGCTCTCACGAAGAGAGCAGATTCGGAAGATCAGTCAGCGAAGAAGACGAAGAAGAAAGACACAGAAGAGTAAAATCTTATCGTTCCCTGCGGGAAATGTACACGAATGAATTGCTTCCACAATGCATCATTATGGGGATATCGCCGGGACAGTTCTGGAAAATGAATCCACGATTGTTGAAGCCTTATCAAGACGCAGAAAGATTGCGCCAAGAGATTCTTGATGATCGCATGTGGGTTATGGGGAAATACGTCTGCGAGGCGGTTGGTGTGGCTGTCTATAACAACTTGAAGCCGAAGGGTAAGAAGACATTATCTTATCTGGACAAGCCGCTCTTAAAGCAAGTCAAGGAAGAACGCGGGGAATTTACGGAAGAAGAAAAGATGCAGAAGGTACGCGCGATCTTCAATGCATTGCAGATTATGAAGGTCAACTACGACCTTGAGAAGAAACAGAAGGGCGCATAGGGGTCAGAGCCTATGCGCCTATTGACAATCATATTCCGTCCGGGTTAGAGTTGGATCGGGAGGGAATATGAATACACTAATGAGTATTGTCTATATTATTATCTTTATGGTTGTTGTTGTGCTTGCAGCAGTATTAGGCGGCGCTGTCGCAGC